AAGCAACCGCATTAGCAACGCCGCTGTCACAATACAACGATGCTCAACTGTTTTATTACATTGCAGAAAACATTTTTGAACGTTTCAACAAAGACACTGCTAGATTCAACATTGACACACAGTATCGCGCACAAGTAGGTCGTGACAAATTGTCATTTAGATACCTACATGCAGCCGACGAAAATCAAAGAATTGATCCCAGTGCATCCAATATCATTGACAGTTACTTGCTCACAAGAGGCTACGATGTTGAATTCAGACAATGGTTAGACGGCGAACGATCTCAAAAACCTTTGCCACCTAGCTCGGACAATCTTTTTGTGTCGTATGGACAGCAACTAAACAGAATCAAGTCTCTCTCAGACGAGATAATTTATCATCCTGTGAAATACAAAGTGCTGTTTGGCAGCAAAGCAGAATCTGATCTGCAAGCACAGTTCAAAGTGGTCAAAAATCCAGACCTAGTAATCAATGACAATGATGTGAAATCAAGAGTGATAGCAGCAATCAACAGATTTTTTGCGCTGGAAAACTGGGACTTTGGCGACAGATTTTTCTTTTCAGAACTCAGTGGCTATGTGATGAACGAACTGTCGCCAGACATTGTCACATTTGTGATTGTTCCGGAGCAAGGCAACCAAGTGTTTGGGTCCTTGTATGAAATTAAAGCAGAATCAGACGAAATTTTCATATCAGGAGCAATTGTCAGCGACATAGACATCATTGACGAGATAACAGCAGCTAGTTTAAAAGCTGATGGATCTATTACCACTCAATCAACAGCTTCATCTATAACAGGCATACAAAGTGCATCAACTATGACTAATACCACAGACAGCGGGTCAACAGGCGGAGGACTCAGTTACTAATGGCTTACAATAACGGGCAAAATGATCTACCACTTCCTAAGGGTTCGAATCAAAAAAGAACCGGTGCGGAACATTTACCTAAATTCTTTAGAACAGAAGTAAACAACAAATTTCTTTCCTCCACTATAGATCAATTGATACAGCCAGGAGCGGCCGAAAAACTCAATGGCTACTTTGGAAGAAAACAGGCCAAAGCGTTTTCAACTGATGATTTTTACATAGGTGATGTATCACAACAGCGAGAAAATTATCAATTTGAGCCTGCCACAATCATCAAAGATCAGTTGAACAATGTGTCATTTTATGCAGATTACAATGACTACATCAACCAAATAACAAATCTAGGAGGATACACAGACGATCATTCAGCGCTAAACCAGCAGGAATATTATGCATGGAATCCGCACATTGACTGGGACAAGTTTGCCAATTTCAGAGAATACTATTGGTTGCCTAACGGACCGACTCCGGTGCCAGTCTCTGGCGATTCCGTAAGCATAAAAAGCACATACACTGTCTCTGCAGTTGACAACCTTGACAATTTTGGATTTGTTTTTACTCCTGATGGACTAACACAAAATCCAGAGTTGACTCTTTACAGAGGTGTCACTTATAGATTTGAAATTGACGCACCAGGTTTGCCGCTATCTTTTAGATCACAAAAAACCACAGCAAAACGCTGGACCCCGGGCACTTTGTTTACAGTAGGAGAAACTGTGGTATATGAAGGAACAGTTTATCAAGCTGTTGCTACCCATCGATCCAATGACACCCTGGAAGCAGACCAAGAAAAATGGCAGATTGATACAACATTTAACTTGCTTAATGAAGTTTCTCAGCAGGGCGTTGAACAAGGCGTGATTGAACTCACTCTAAATCAAAACACTCCAGAATACATCTATTATGTAAGCGACAGAGATATAAACGCCGGCGGACTGATTAGAGTGTATGATCCAGAAGAAGCTGCGTTTATAGATGTTGAAAACGAAATATTAGGCAAATCAAATTACACAACTGGCGACGGCTTTGATCTTTCCAATGGAATGAAAATATATTTTCAAGGCACTACGAGGCCTGAAACTTTTCAAAATGGATTTTACTATGTTGAAGGAGTGGGCGAAGCCATTCAATTAATACCAGAGTCTGAGCTCACATTAGCTGGCGCATTTGTGGACAACGAATCAATTGAGTTCGATTCTGAAGGATTTGACACAATTCCTTATTCTACAGCAATAGGATATCCCAGAGAAAAAGACTATCTCACAATCAATCGAACCTCAATAGACGGAAATTTATGGTCAAAATACAATAGATGGTTTCATCGCAGTGTAATAGAACGTTCAGCAGAAATTACAGGCACAGCACTGTTGTTGGATCAGAGCCAACGTGCAACACGACCTATCATTGAATTCGAACCCAATTTAAAACTGTTTAAGTTTGGCACAGTATCCAAACAACCTGTGGATCTAGTAGACGATTTCACTGTTGATGTTTTTTCCATCATAGAAGGCAAAGAAGGTTACAATGTTGACGGCATTGATATTGCAAATGGCATGAGAGTGCTGTTTACGGCTGACACTGATATCAGAGTCAAAAATCAAATCTATCAAGTCAAATTTATAACTTTCAAGGGACGCAGACAAATTTCCTTGGTGCCAGCTGATGATACGGAAGCCCTTGAAAACGAATCTGTGTTTGTGGGCCAAGGCGATGTTTACAAAGGTTCAATTTTGTACTTCAACGGCGAAAGCTGGGAACAAGCGCAAAACAAAGAACAAACCAATCAACCGCCTTTGTTTGATATTTTCAATTGCGACGGAGACAGTTTAAGTGACAGCACTGTGTATGTTTCAACAGATTTTGCTGGAACAGAACTGTTCTCTTACAAACAGGGCTTGGGATCAGCTGACAGCGAACTGGGGTTTCCACTGGCATATCGTTCGATTGAAAACGTCGGCGACATTGTTTTTGAATTTGATTTGTTAACTGATTCTGCAACTTTCTGCCCAGACGGTGAAATGCCACAACAGGAAAAGACGTCAGCAGGTTATTTGAGAAGATATTCGTCTAGAACTGATTTTGAAATAGAAAACGGCTGGAAAATTGCCAATGAGCCCAGTTACCAATCTGTTACCAGGCAGTTTGAAGCAGAAACTGATCAAACAGATTTTGCTGTTGATGTTTATGACAACAGCGGTATGTTGGATGATCTCAGTGTAAAGGTTTTTATAAATGGTTTGTATACTACCGATTACACAATTGAAACACGCAGGTCTACAGCATTTGTTATATTGAACAATCCGGTTCACGAAAATGATGTTGTGCGTTTGCAAACTAGGTCATCGCAGCCAAAAAACAGCAACGGTTTTTATGAAATTCCTATCAACCTAGAAAGAAATCCATTAAACAGAGATGTCAATGAACTTACACTGGGCGAAGTTAACGATCATGTGGGCACAATAATAGAAGAATTAGATCAGTTTCAAGGACAATATCCTGGCAATTCTAATCTCCGCGATCTGGGCGACATCACTGCGTTTGGCAAGCGCATTGTCAAACATTCGGCACCCTTGAACCTTGCATTGTATCACCTGCTTGACAAAAATGCCAATGTGGTTAAATCACTGCGTTTTGCAAAATCTCAATATGCAAAATTCAAAAGAGAATTTTTACAACTTGCACGTGATCTACCAGATTCAGGAAATGTGCGTCAACAGGTTGAAACAATACTGAGAGAGCTGACAAAGAACAACAAAAACACAGATGCCTTTTACTTCTCTGACATGATTCCCAGAGGCGGAGCTCGAGTTTTTAGGTTTGACATTATATCAGATCAACAAATCTTTTTTGGCCTCAACAGTCCATTTACGCTAGAAGCACCCAGCGATCAAGCTGTGCTGGTTTATTTAAATGGTAGTCAGCTGATGCATGGGCAGGATTATCGTTTCAACAGCGAAGGTTTTATAGAATTAACAGCAGGTCAAGTCAGAGACGATGTATTAGAAGTTTATGAGTACGAAAGCACCACTGGTTCTTATGTGCCGCCCACTCCAACAAAACTGGGACTTTTTCCTAGCTTTGTTCCAGAAAAACAGCAGGACGATACATATATCGATCCCACCGATGTTATAATCGGCCACGATGGCAGCAGAATCATAGCGTTTAATGATTTCAGAGATGATCTGCTACTTGAATTGGAAAAAAGAATCTACAACAACCTCAAAGTTGAATACAACGATGAGCTGTTTGACGTTTACAACTATCAACAAGGCACTTATCGCAGCAACGGCATTGCAAAAGCCAATTTAGATACCAGTTTGCTTGTAGATTTTACTGAATGGTTGAGATTGATAGACAACGATTTCACTGAAAATCCTGTTTACGATAGACAAAATCCATTTACCTGGAATCACACAGGAATGACCAACTGGAACGGCGATGCAATTTTGGGATCTTGGAGAAATGTTTATCAAGAAGCCTATGACACAGATGCACCGCATGCCAGACCATGGGAAATGCTGGGATTTTCTCAAAAGCCAGATTGGTGGAATGAACAGTATGGTCCTGCTCCGTATACACAAGGCAATTTGCTGCTGTGGGAAGACATAGAGCAAGGCATAGTTAAACAGCCTGGACAAACGCCAGTAGTCTATGAAAAATTTGCTCGGCCTGGATTAACTGGTCATCTTCCGGTCGACGATGCTGGTAATCTTGTGTCTCCGATGGCATCTGGTTATGTTGATTATTATAACAGTCAGTTGCTGGATAAAAATTATCAATTTGGCGATTGGTCACCGGTTGAAACAGCTTGGCGAAAAAGTTCAGAATACGCTTTTGCTCTGTTAACAGCATTTGTGCTGAATAGACCAAACAGTGTTTTTGCAACTGCATTTGACAGAACACGACAGTTCCGAGATCTGTCTGGGCAAATTTCATACCAAGAAGAAAACACACAGATTCAACTGGAAAAAATAAATCTTCCAAACACTGTGCAGGATAATCAGCGTGTGTTTACCAGTGGATTGGTCAATTACGTGAGAGACTACATTACTTCTAATGTAACAGCAGTTTATGATGATTACAAGTCAGACATTTCAGCATTGAATAATCAAATTGGATTTAAACTTGCAGGACTAACTAGCAAAGAAAAATTCAAGTTGATCCTAGATTCTAGAACGCCCAATAATCAAGGCAACGTTTTTGTTCCTGAAGAAAACTATCAGATATTTTTCAACACAAGTGCTCCAATCGAAAACATATATTATAGCGGTGTTGTTGTTGAAAAAAGACCTGCAGGTTTCACGGTGCGCGGCTACAATAACCAGCAACCCTATTTCACATACTTCAAACCCGTGCCTGCTAATAGCGATTCAACGGAAACCATAGGCGGTATATCAGCTAACGTAATAAACTGGGATTCAGAAAAAACACTGACTAAAGGCAAAATAGTACAGTACGAAAACACCATATATCGAGTAACCGAAACACACCAAACTGCGGCAAATTTTGATTCCGGCAAATTTGTAAAATTACCAGACATACCGATTGAAGGCGGCAGAACAGCCAAATTCAGAACCAAGTTTGAATCTCAGGAATCTGAAATTAGGTACGGAGAGTCATTTTCAGAAATTCAAGACGTAGTTGATTTTCTGCTTGGATACGGCGCTTGGCTGGAAAGCAAAGGTTTTGTGTTTGATTATTATGAATCAGACAATGGCTTGGTTACCAATTGGAAAACCAGTGCAAGAGAATTTCTGTTTTGGACTACGCAAAATTGGGAAGCAGGGGCTGTTATAGCAGTATCTCCAGCAGGCATTAAATTTAGATTTGTGTCAGAATTTGCAACAGTAGACAGTGTTTATGACACTTTTTATGGTTACAGTTTGACCAAAGCAGACGGCAAAAAACTACAGCCCGGCAATGTGTCGGTTGCAAGGATCAACCCCAACGAGTTTGATATAAGAACCAAAAACACAGCAGATGGTATTTTTGGAATACGCATCAGTCTGATACAAAAAGAACATGCAATAATCATTGACAATAAAACTGTGTTCGGTGATATTATCTACGATCAAGAACCAGGTTACAGACAGGAAAGAATAAAAGTTCTCGGATACAGAACAGCAGAATGGGACGGATCGATTAATGTGCCAGGGTTTGTTTACGACGATGCCAAGGCAGAAGAATGGCAGCCATGGCGTGATTATGCAATTGGCGACATAGTCAATTACAAAGAGTTTTATTATGCTGCTAGAAACAGAGTTCCAGGAACTGCAGTGTTTGAAGCACGTAATTGGGTTAGACTGCCTGAAAAACCCTCAGGCGGTCTTTTGCCTAACTGGGAATATAAAACCAATCAGTTTGCTGACTTCTATGATCTTGACACTGATAATTTTGACGCAGAGCAGCAGAAATTTGCTCAACATCTAATTGGATACCAGAATCGAGAGTATCTGGCAAATATTATCAACGATGATGTTTCGCAGTACAAGTTTTATCAAGGCTTTATTCAAGACAAAGGCACAGAAAATGCTTTTAGGAAACTGTTTGATGTTTTAGGTTCAGCAAACAGAGACAGTCTTGAATTTTATGAAGAATGGGCAATAAAGTCTGGTCAATACGGCGCTGTTGACGGATTTGAAGAAGTTGAATATCTGTTAGACGAGCAGAAATTCAGAACAGAGCCACAGCAGTTTCAGCTGACAAATCAGACCAGCGATACTGCTACTGATCTAATTTATAGAATTACGCCCTCTGAAGTTTTTCAAACTCCGGAAAATTATGACCACCGTCCTTTTCCTGAAAAAACAGTTGTTGACACATTTACCAAAAACAGCGGATATGTTCATCCTGATGATGTTGATTTTCAAATTGACAGCTACGAAGACATACTGGAACTGAATTTTGACGATGTCACAGCAGGTGCTAAGATTTGGGCAGGCATTGACGGAACCAGCTGGAATGTTTATGCACACATTCAAACTGATTATGTAATTGAATCCATTGAAGACACTGCAAATGGATTTTCAGTTAATTTGACCACAGCAGACATTGATCTCGCTGTTGACGAGATAATTGGACTGTTCAATTGCGAAAACGCAGATGGATTGTACAAAATTGCAGGAATATCTAACAATAGTGTGGAACTGCTATCGGAAACTGTGCCTGAATTGCCAGAAACAGAGATACAGGGGAGAATCACAAGATTTACTTCCGTGAGATTTGAAGATTTTCAAGACGCAAACACAGTGATTCCTTTGGTTGAAAAAGGTGTGTCCAGAATTTGGGTAGACGAAACTGGCAATAATTCATGGGCAGTGTATAATCGAAATGACGCATTTGTTGAAGCTGACTCAGTGACTCCAGACTCGCAAAAAGGTGACAATTTTGCTGCTGCTGTTGATGCAGACAGGTCCAACAGAACAGTTGTTGTAGGAGCTCCAGACGAAGACGCCGGCAAAGTCTATATCTATAATAGATCCAGTGAGAATCAAACTCTAGAATTAAATGCAGTTCTGGAAGCCGACGAGGATCTGGCCAGCCCTGGACAAAGATTTGGCGCTAGTGTTGCAATAGATGACACTGGTAACTTTATTGCAGTCGGATCGCCGCAAGCAAGCGATGTGAAAAGCACTTTCGCCGGCGATTACAGCGAAACCAAATCTTATGCAGAAAACGAGATAGCGGAACTCAACGACGCTTACTGGCAAGCACTGGTTGATATTCAAGGCAGCGTGGCCAGTATTGAGGTAGGCTCTTTTCAAAGTGTGCCGCAGATTTTACTGGACCTTGGATTAACAAATCAAAACAGCGAAGACGTAAATGTTCTTCTTGCAGGTAATTATCCATACACTAATATCTCTGAAGTTGATCACTTTCTTGTAAAAGCACCACAGGAGATGTTTGAAGCATCTGTAATAGGCGACGAAATTGAACTCAAATGGAATACAGTCTCCTATGCACATCAAAACGCAGAACAACTGCAGGATGTGCAGCCGTTCAATGGCTCCATAGACGAAATAGATGCAGATTTTCTAACCAGCAAGCATGTGATTTCAGATAAAATTGATTCTATTTTGAGATTTGAAAACTCAGATAATATTCCACAAATTGGACAAACCATTGAAACCATAACGGCATTTGGCACTGTGGCCTATGTGTACGCTAATTCTCCTGTGGATATAACGGTTTATGTCAAAAATCAAAATGGTGATTTTGGCAATTCTGGTGCAGCGACCACAGACATTGGCGAGTTTGTAGGCCAATATGAAACTGTTGCACCAGCAGCGCAAACTGCTGACATTGACAGTTTTTGGAATGGATATTTCAAAATAGATCTTTCTTTCACATACGATGTGGCCAATACTGCAGCAGATCTTGGTAAAGGACTGGTCTACACCGACATTATTCCAGCTGGAGATGTTGATCATGGATTTTATTATAATGTTTTGGACTTTGACACCGAAATTTCTTCGAGTGAAGATACTAAAAACAGTGAAGTTATCAGTTTAACTTACGAAGCTGTTTCTGGACCCGGTGGGGCTTCAGGAATTTTCCCGTCGTCCTTGTGGGCAGTAAGAGCACCGGCTGAGTTAACTGGTGCGGTAGACAGTTCGGCGTTTACTCCTCTGGTAAACATCGGCGATACCATTGATTTGTTTTATAATTCTCTCAAAACTTACGCAAATCAAGAATGGAAAGATCCTAACAGCATCGGACTTGCAGTATCAGACATATCAGGAACAAGAACCATAACAGATATATGGGATGGATACATTGATTTTCAAATACAAAATGATTACCAAGGCCGGCCAGTTGAACCTAAGGTAGGACTCACAGTGCGGGACACAGATTTCGGCGGCACAGCCGAAGTGGTTTTCTATCAAAAATTCACAAACAGGCTGGCTAGAGTATATGTAAAAAATGTGTCTGGACAATTTGCACTAGGTGACAATTTCAACCAAAACAGGATTATAGAATATCTCGCAGACGGGTCAGGCAGTGAAGAATTTGATCCAGCTAGCGGTTCCAGAGCTATCGGCAACATACTGTCAAGAAGCCTAGGACTTGAAAGTGCAGGAATAGGCAAAATGTTGGTTTTTGAAAATCCAGAACCAATAGAGTACACCGGCACTACTTCTTTGATTGATGCAGAATACTGGTTCTACAATGAACAAGTTGTTAATGGAGCACCAAGACCTGCAAATGTTCCTAGTTCAGCAAACAATGACTGGTTGCAGGTTTACAGAATTCCTGCAGGAGCAGCAGGCAATAACATAGGACCGCAAAATGAGGGTTTGTATACTGTTTATCAGAAGGCCGGCGGCAGCCAGTGGTTAAGAGTCGGTTCGTTTATCGCACCAGAAAGAACGCCAAATCAGAGATTAGGTCATACTGTTGAGATTTCAACATTCAATGAGTTACAGAGACTTTTTGTATCAACACAGTCCAATGCTGCAGATGCAGGCAAAGTGTATGTGATTAAAAACGGCTTAGACAACAATCAAAGATTTTCCTGGGATCTTGGAATTAACAAACTTTATGCAGGACAGTTTGATGACAATAGAAGATACTTTGAAAATGATATAGTCTTTGAAGGTGGCAAACTATACAGTGCTGCAACCAATATCATGCCCGGCCTGTTTGATTCTGCAGACTGGCAAACGCTGGGTCAGCCAATTGATTATATTGGCTTTATACCAAACAACACAGGATTGCAGCTGGACAATAACAGTGTGTTAGAACAAACTGGATTGTTGACATTTACCCGAGACACAGCAGCCTCGGATACAGGAGAAGTTGTTGCAACATCTCTGGAATACAGTGGCGATATTAATAGAATTGCTGTGTACAGAAGCATAAACGGTTTGTTTGTTTTAACACAGGTCATAACAGCGCAAAATCCAGAAAGTGCTTTTGGCGCCAGTATTTCTCTCAGCAATGATGGAACATATCTAGCAATTGGTGCTCCTTTGAATGACAATGAAAATGTCAACCAAGGTGTGGTGTATGTTTACGAACAGATAAACGGATTTTATGAACTAAAACAACTGGTACACCCTTCGGAATACGGAAAAGCACTGTTGTTTGGATCAGAGGTTGACTTTGACGGCACAACATTGATTGTCACAGCAGACAACGGCGACTCTGAAATAGAGACCATTTTTGACAGCAGTGCAACAATATTTGACAGAGGACTGACTGATTTTGTTGATGTATCCGCAAATGCAGGCACAGTGGGAATTTATCAAAACCTGGATGGATATTTCATATACGGACAAACCATCGATTATGACAAAGATGGCGTGAGATTTTTTGGAAGATCAATAAAAGCCAACAACAATCATGTATATGCGGGTTTACCTACATTAGCAGGTGACTCCTCTCTGCAAGGCAGGTTGGTCGATTACAGACGTGCAGTTGATTCAGCAGTTTGGGTAACTCAAAGATCAATCAAGCCCACAGTGGATGTAGACAAGATCAAACAGATAATTCTTTACGACACCAGAGAAAACCAACTAGTGAGAAGGTTGGATTACATTGATGTAAACCAAGGAAAAATACCCGGGCCTGCAGAGCAAGAAATAGATTACAAACTCTATTATGATCCTGCTGTTTACACTGACGGCGAAGATGTGCAGATTGATGTAACAAATTCCTGGGGAGAAAAACAGGTAGGACAAGTATGGTGGAATCTGTCTAATGCCAGATTTATAAATCCCTACCAAAGTTCTGTCACATATTCTGCTAACAACTGGAACAGATTGTATTCTAATACTGCAACTGTTGATATATTCGAATGGACAGAAAGCGATATACCTCCTTCCGAATGGGACAGACAGTCTGGCACAGAACAGGGATTCTCACGTGGAATTACAGGCACAACTCGCTACGGCGACAACGGTTATGTGGAAAAAAGGATCTATTTCAGAGAATCAAAAACATTTGCGATCAAATACTATTTTTGGGTACAAAATAAAAGCACAGTGCCACAGAGTCAGACAAGAAGACTGTCTGCACAGTCAATAGCAAACCTTATAGCTGACCCAGCTGCCGAAGGGTATCAGTTTATTACTTTGATTGCGCCTGATCAATGGGCTATTTTCAACTGTAAAAGACTGATTAAAAATCGGGACATTGCTCTATCGATACAGTATTGGACTATTGACGACCAAACTATTAATATTCACAATCAATATCAAATAATCACAGACGGGCTTACGTCAAGTCGTCCTTCAAGAGATGTAGAGCAAAAATGGTTTGACAGTTTGGTGGGATTCGACAATGCCAGACGCCCTGTTCCTGCAATTGAATTGAGCGCTAAGGAAAAATATGGTTCTTTAAATCGACCAAGGCAGAGCTGGTTTGTTAACAGAGCAGAAGCATTAAAACAGACCGTCGACCGTGTTAACAGAGTCCTTCAACAGAATCTCATTGTTGACGAAAAAGATATCAGTAGATTAACCGAAAAAGAGCCTCAGCCGATTGCACAAACAGGCAAATGGGACAGAACTGTGGAAACTGAAGCAGATCTTCAATTTATAGGCACAGCTCGGATTAGCCAAGCACAACTTTCTGCAGTGATAGAAAATGGCAGAATCATAAATGTTGACATTGAACAGTCTGGCCGAGGATATCAAAATCCTCCTAGAGTAGAAATTGCTGGCAGCGGAACAGGTGCAGAAATTCGCACGGAGATAGACAGCAACGGCTCGGTTGTTTCGGCTGCAATCGACGAAGCCGGCGAATATTATAGCAATAACACCCAATTAACAGTGCGTCCCTACAGCGTTCTTGTAGAAAAGGATCTCGACCTGTCAGGACGCTGGGCAATTTATGAAAGAACAGATCAGGAGTGGACCAGAGTAGAAAGCCAAGGATTTGATGTTGCTCAATATTGGCAATATCAAGATTGGTATGCTCAAGGTTATTCTGCATTTACAGAAGTTGCATTTGTTATTGACCAATCGTACCAGTTAAATGGCTTAGGCGATTCAATAGGTGACATTGTCAAGATAGAATCGATTGGCACAGGCGGATGGCTGTTGCTGGAAAAAATTGATGATCAAGAAAATGTTGACTATACTGTAAATTATAAAACCATAGGGAGACAAAATGGCACAATACAGTTTGATAGTGCTCTTTATGATGTAACTGAAAATTTAGCAGGGTTTGATGTTACCACATTTGATGACACAGTCTATGACGCTATTCCTTCTCGCGAAACCAGAATTATACTTGAAACTGTGAGAGACAACCTTTTTGTAGACGAATTGTCCAATGAATACAATCAACTGTTTTTTGCAAGTCTTCGTTATGTGTTTGCAGAACAAAACTATGTGGACTGGGCTTTCAAAACCAGTTTTATAAAAGCGCAACACAATGTAGGCGAACTTGAACAGAAAGTCACTTTTCAAAATGACAATCTTCCAAACTACGAAGATTATGTCAATGAAGTAAAACCTTTCAAGACCAACATAAGAGAATATCTTTCCAGTTACGAAAAATTGGATAACACAAGGTCTATGACAACAGATTTTGATCTTGCACCAAGATTTAACACTGTGACTCAAAAAATAGAACCTTATAATCCTCAGGTCAGAGATAATTCAATAATTGTGCAAGGCATAACCGATTATCCTCAAAAACATTGGTTAGACGAAGTAGGTTTTTCAATTGAAGATATTGCTGTTGCTGATGCAGGATCCAGATACACAGCTGCTCCTTATGTGACAATAACCGGCGGCGGCGGATCTGGAGCCAAAGCAGTTGCTTCTGTTGGCCGCGGCGGCACTGTGTCCGACATCACAGTTACAGACCCCGGGTCAGGATACATTTCTGCACCCAATGTGCTAATTAATGGTTCAATTGCCGATGGCGGAACTGCTGCCAGAGCCGTTGCACAGTTAGGCGGCTCTCCAGTGAGATCAATTCATTCACAGATCAAATTTGACAGAGTTTCTGGACAGTTTGTGTTTGAAAATCTTGAAACCGAAGAAACATTTGTAGGCACAGGAACCACATTTGATTTTGATCTAGAATGGCCAATGGATTTACGAACTGACAAGATAGCTGTTTTTGTAGACAACACAGAAGTTCTGGGCGGACAATATTCGTACAAAAATGTTGATAATACAGACAAAGACAGAGAAAGACAGAATGGTAGAATATCATTTGAGCAGGCTCCTATAGCCAATCGTTCTGTAAGAGTGGTATATTACAAAAACATTGATTTGCTCGATGCTCAAGACAGAATCAATCTTTTGTATCAACCAGATGTAGGACAGCTAGGCAACGAGCTTGGTCAGTTAATGGAAGGCATCGACTATGGCGGAGTACAAGTTGATTCATATGACTTTGGCGGCACCACAGGATGGGATGCAGATCCTTGGTTTACAAAATCCTGGGACATCTATGATACTGTTTTTGAAGACGAGGTTCTGTATAGAAAACAAGTTACTTTGCATTTTGCAGGCAATATCGTTCCTGACGCATTTGATTTAGATGATTCAAAAATTCTAACACAAGACAGCACCACTGGCACTGGATATGTGGAATTCATAGGCAATGACACTATTCAATTGGAATGCGCAATGAACGCACAGTTCAACACTGTAGATCACGTGCGTATTAAAGAACAGGACAGTTCAGAAAATGCAATATTCTTCGAAGACAGTTCTTTTGCTATTCCTACAGCAGTCGAAGAAACAGTGATCCTGGAAAGGCCGCTCGCGCTGGACACAGATTACAATATCTATGTCAAAGAAATCGACGACAATGGTAATACTGTTAGAAACCTTCGCATCGACGATCCTAATTTTGGCTCAGCGGAACAAACAAACAATGATGCTGTGACAGAAACTATAACAGGCGATGGGTCAACGCAGGCTCTTGTGTTGTCTGACTATAACATAGATACTGAGCCTGACGTGGAAGACAACACAGTGTTGTTAATCTTTAGAAAAACCACATCCGACGGCGCATTTGTTCCTGATCCTACTACCTTGGACAGCCAAGTCACTGGCGGAGATTTAGCATACCAAACTGCAACTGGTTTAGCAGCAGGCGACATTATAACAGACGGAGACGGATTTGTTACAGCAACCACTTCATCTGGACCGGAAGAATTAGTGCCTGGTCAGATCATAGACACCTTAGACATACAGGTTTTTGAAAGACCAATAGGCGGCTCAAGTTCAGTGATTAATCTCAACTATGTAGGAGATGGCACAAGTCTGCAATTTGATATAACCACAAAGCCTATCAAACAACAGAATGTTTTTGTTAAATTGAATGGAATTTATCAGATACTGGACGAAAATTACTACATCAATTATGGCGCTCAAACTGTGGATTTTGTACAAGCACCAGCAGAATCAGATCGGATTTCAATCACAATTTTGGGCAATTCTGGCAATGAGATACTGGACATTGAACAGTTTACTGGCAACGGTGTTACCACTGATTTTCTCACCGATGTTGAATACAGTGACACACAGGAAGCATTTGTCACTGTAAACGGGCAAAAACAGACATTTGATTTGTTGCAGTCAGACAATTCTTTTGAAATCTCAGGCAACACATTGATTCGCTTTGCTGCGGCACCAGCTGCTGACAGTTCTATAAATGTAATGTTGCTGGAACAAGACACTGTGCAAGAAAGAAATTACAGTGAAACCAGCATAGACGAATTTATATCAGATGGGTCAACTACAGAATTTATGTTGAGTAATGAAATTTTTCAACAACAACCTGCCAGAGCAAACACTATTGTGCAGGCAGGAAACACAGTTTTAAACAGCGGATATTCCGAAGTGTTTGAGATTGTGCAAAATCAAACAGAATATCAGCTGAACATTAATCAAATTCCAGTAGGAGAAATAACTTTTTACGAAGTAGAAGTTTATTTAAATGGTTCGGTATTGTCTCAGCCAGAGGATTACGTCTTTGAAAGTGCAGGAGTTTTTGATAGTTCAGTGTCTGGCGCAAACGCAGGCAGTGGCAGCATAATTAAATTGAATCTTGGCGTAGCCGAAGCCGGCGATACAATGGAAGTTTTTGTTACCTCAGACGGCGATTACAGATTTGGATTTTTTGATTCAGATCAACAGTTTGTAGAAGAAAGAGGCACGGACTCCGGCAAGCCAGTGCTGCACCTAGACGAAAGTCCTGCTGCCGGAGAAAAAATACGTGTTTATTCATTTTCAAACCATAACAGCCAAGGCATACAACGATACACAGTGCAGGTTGAAGAAAATCAAGAATACCTTCAAGGAACTGCAGAGTATTTTGAGTACCGACAGTTAGCCAAAGGAGTGATTGCTCTTAGAGCCCCTGCAACTGATGCACAGTGGGTATGGGTAACTGTCAATGGAATTTCTCTGGATCCCAGTGTTGATTATTGGCTCTCCAATGACAGACAGTATGTGATTTTGGTAAATGAACCAAACATAGGCGACAAAATTGATGTTTTTCATCTCGCAGAGATTCCAACAACTAACAAATATGGTTGGAGACAGTTCAAAGACATGCTGAACAGAACTCACTATAAACGATTGGGACAAACCTTCAACCTTGCTGCCGACTTGCGCTGGTACGACACTGTAATAGAAGTTGACGATGCCACAGATCTACCATCTCCGGAATATGATTCTCGTTATCCTGGTGTGATATTTGTTAATGGAGAAAGAATTGAATATTTTGTAAAAGATGGCAACAGTTTAAAACAGCTGAGACGAGGCACACTTGGCACAGGTATAAAACAACTGTATCCGACAGGCACATCATTTGTGGAGCAAGGATCCAGCAATTCATTGCCTTACAACGATAGAACCGATGTGCAAACTTTTGAAGGAGATGGAGAAACTGTGCAATATCAAGTCGACTTTGAAATGTTAATGCAAGATGCTGTGGAAATATTTGTGGGCGGACAGCGCCTGCGTAAAAATAGTATTGCCAGTTTTGACCCTTTGCTAGCCCAAGACTCGCCAGAAGGCGATACAGTTTTACCAACTGAATTTGCTATTCAAAATAATTCAGTAATCTTGAACACAGCACCGGGTGAAGGCGAGAACATAACTATTATACGCAAGGTCGGCACGGTGTGGAGTACTCAAGGTGTGCCACTTGCACAATCTGAATCAGACATATCGCGTTTTTTGCAGTCTCAAACAACTGATCTACCACGATAAATAACACAGTAGGAATAAAAAATGTCAGATAATTTTAAAGATACCAATGGAATTTTATTGCAAGGACACATTAAAATTCATGATCCTGAGTCAGGTGAAACTATAATTGACAAGCGCAATGCTATTCATTATGAAAACATGAGCATTTCACTTGCTGAAAGTCTTGCCAATCAAGGCACAGGCATGATTTATGAGATGAGTTTTGGAAATGGAGGAACGTCCGTAGACCCTACAGGAATTATAACATACCTGACGCCAAATTCCACAGGAACAAATGCTGCTTTGTACAATCAAACCTATTCCAAAGTTGTAGACGACCGCTCAGTAAACAATCTGGATCCTGTTAGAAACAAATTAGAAACACGGCACGTTGCAGGTACAAATTACACCGACGTGTTTGTTACCTGCTTATTGGATTACGGCGAACCGCCTGATCAAGATGCATTTGACACCGGCACGGACACCACTAGTGATTATATCTTTGACGAACTAGGACTGCGTGCATTTTCTAACACCGGAAACGGAAGATTGCTTACTCATGTGATATTTCATCCGGTGCAAAAAAGTTTGAATAGGCTGATACAGATTGATTACACTGTGAGAGTCCAGTCGTTGTCTGGGTTTAACGAGGTTTAAAAATGGCGTACACTATTGCGTACACAGACGAAGCAAACAATGGAGTGATAGTTGTTGAAGACAGAACAATCAACAATCAAACCTCTATCAAAATTCCCGGAAGACAGTACACAGGATACGGCCCAGCTATTGCAGAAAACTTTTTGCACATTTTAGAAAATTTTTCAGCATCCAGTCCTCCTCCCCGTCCAACAGAAGGGCAGTTATGGTACGACAACACTCCTGGCATAGAGCAGTTGAAAGTATATGATGGAACCAGCTGGGTTCCTGGTGGTGGTCTAAACAAAGGCACCAACGAGCCAGATGTTGCTTTCACTCAAGAAGGCGATTTATGGGTCGACACTGATAATCGTCAGTTGTATTTGAACAGCGGTTCTGAATGGATATTAATAGGACCCGATTTTGCAGACGGTCTAGCAACCGGGTCATCGCCTAGAGAAGTTGTGGCAATTGACAACCAAGTTTACTCGGTTACCGTAATCGAAGTTGATGCACAGGTGGTTTCCATAATTTCGTCCTTTGAATTTACGCCAAAAACTGTTATTCCAGGGTTTACCACAATAAGACCAGGTATTAATCTTGCCAACAGAGACATCACAGGCAACGGCGTCCCAAAATTTATAGGCAGAGCAGAAACAGCAGAAGCATTATTGGTAAACAACGAACCCGTTGAAGCAGGTAACTTTCTCAGAGGCGATGCTGTATCTACAACTCTTTTTCCTATCAATGTTCAAAACAACAGCGGCGTAGTCATTGGTACAGATGCAGCGTTGAACATTGGCATAGAAGGACAAGCTGGTCTAATCGAACATCAAATTGAAGGCTCCAGCATTGATGTGCGTGTGAAAAGTGATGGTATATCGCAAACTGTGCTGCGCATTGACAGTGCTCAAAGACTGGGAATAAACAACGAAGCTCCTGATGAAGCATTAGACGTAATAGGAAATGCAAAAACCAGTGGCACACTGGAGATAGACAGCACACAACAAAGCAACGATTTTAACACAGGTGCTATAGTAACCAAAGGCGGCGTAGGCATTGCAAAAAACCTTAACGTAGCAGGTGATTCGACTTTTGCAAATTTGTCAACTTTTGCTAATGTGAGACCCGATGGCAATAACACACGAAATTTAGGAACTTCCAACGAAAAATGGCAGCAGGTTTTTGCTACAGATTTTATTGGCGACCTAACAGGCAATGTAAATGGAACTGTGTCTGGAATTGCCGGCGAAGCAGAACAGCTTGAAACTGCTACCACATTTAGAATAACTGGAGATGTTGCAGCGGACGATATTGTGTTTGACGGCAAAACAGGTGGATCTTTAAAAACATTTACAACTACACTGAATAACGCAGTAATAAGTTCTAAAGATTCGATTTCAAGCACATTGGGCACAGATGAACTGCTGGTTAACAGAACCGAAGGCACCAGTGGATTATTCAAAGTTTCACAAAAGACTTTGCTGGATTCTGTTCCAACTAACCCGCCGGGTGTAATAATGCCTTATGTAGGAGACACAGAACCGCCTGGTTGGAAATTCTGTGATGGGTCGCAGTATTTAATAGGCGATTACAGTGATCTTTTTGCAGCTATAGGTTTTAAATTTGGCGGAGAATCAACAGTAACACCAGGATTTTTCCGTGTGCCAGATTTGCGCGGCAGAATGCCGCTTGGTGCGGATAATATGGGCGGCACAAGTGCCGATGTAGTCGAAGCCAGTTATGCCGATTTTGTTGGCGCAGAAGGCGGACAAGAAGACACAGAAATTTCCGTGCAAAATTTGCCACAACACGTTCACGATTTACGCAGCACCGACGGAGAACAGTTTTTTGCAACCAGAGAAGACAACTCCACACCTGTTGGGAATGAATCAACTGCAAGCGCACCAACTTCTTTTGGAAATGCACAAAAAATTCCCAATTCAGGCGGAGTAGTGTCTACTGACGAACTTGGTCAGCCGCTGAATTTGATGAATCCAAGTCTTACATTTAATTACATAATATACATGGGCAGAGTACTGTAATGAGTTATAGAATCAATACCACAAACGGTGATCTTGTAGTAGAACTAGCAGATGGACAGTTGGATGTAACCAGCACAGACATTACTCTTGTTGGAAGAAACTCAACCGGGTTCGGCGAAAGTATAAATGAAAATTTTATACGTGTAATGGAGAATTTTGCAAATACAAATGCTCCGGGAAATCCTCTTACCGGGCAATTATGGTATGATACCAATGCTCAGCGTCTCAAAATTTACAATGGCGACACATTTAAAACAGCAGGCGCGCCAATTGTAAGTCCTACGCAGCCAATTTTAGTAGCAGGCGATTTATGGATAGATTCTGAAAATAGAAAACTTTACTTCTTTGACGGAAACAACGACGGTGAAATCACACTAGTTGGCCCTGAATATACCAGAGCCGAAGGAAAAACAGGATTCGAAGTAGCCAGTGTAATTGATGTTAATAACAAAGAACAGGTTGTTCTAAATCTTTTTGTGTCTGATACATTAGTGGCTGTAATCGCCAATGCCGAGTTTAGATTAGGAGCGGGCGGAAAAATACCAGGTTATCCTGATGACCCTAATGACACAGTGTTTCCTTTGCGGCAATTAATAAGGAAAGGCTATAATATTGTAGACGACAATTTTGTTTATCACGGAAGTGTTCGGTCAGCTTTTTCTTTGCAAGATTCTCAAGGCAATCAATTCAACACAAATGATTTTTTATTTGCTAATCAAAATCAGGAAACTACTGGCAGTCTCACCATTCAAAACTCAGAAGGACTGACAATTGGTCTAGACGGAACTGACTATGCAACACTGCAAGTGATAGGCTCGACTTCGGTAATAGAAACCCAACAACCTATCACTGATTTTGCAATAAGGCACAGAATAAGCAACAATTTTGTTACTGCATTGTATTCTGATTCTTCTGAATCCAATATTGGCATATACAATACCGCTCCACAATACACTCTGGATATCACAGGTGATTTACACACCACAGGCGATACCGTGATCGATGGCAATTTGACAGTAAACGGCTCTGCCACTTATGTAAATGTAGACACATTGCAAGTAGAAGACAAAAACATTGAGCTTGCACTGCTAGAAGGATCAACAGAAGGCACAGATGCTGATGTTGACGGTGCAGGATTAACAGTTAGATCATCTCAAGGATCAAAAGATTGGTACTGGAATCTTACAGACAACGCATGGACTTCAAATGTGCATGTCAATGTCGAAGATGGATTTCATTACAAAATAGGTGGTAATCTGGTTTTAAGTCAAAACACACTTTCCAGCAGTGTCACACAAGCAAATGGATTAAACAGCATAGGCACATTGGTTGATCTCAATGTTGACAATGTGAACATTGATGGTAACACAATATCAACCATCAGCGGAGCCGATTTGGTTCTAAATCCTCAGGGTAATATATCAGTTAATAACAAAAAGATAACCAATCTTCCTTTGCCTGGCACAGATGCCACAGCAGCCACAAACAAAGGTTACGTAGACAGCGAAATTAGAAAACTGCCGGTTGCCCTCAGTCTTGATGTTACTGGGTTAGTCGACCCAAACAATGATGTCAGAGACATTTTGCAAGATTTATCTCCAGCCGTTGAAAAAGAAAATGGAGTTTTTGCACGCATTCTTGGTGTAGATTATGCAAACACAGAAATTTCTGGCATTAACATTGCAAATGCAATGGACAAAACATTTGAAGATGTAACTAAATTAACAGATCCAATAGACCTTGAAAACAATTTGCAGTCAGAATCTGTGGTCAAAGACATTAACTTTTCTACTGCTGATGCAACATTTACTCCGGTACCTACAAGATTTTTATTTGTTTATCAAGTAGTAAACGGAAGCTGGGTTTGGCAAAACACCAGTCAATATGAGACATAATAGGGCACAAGGATAAACGAATGGCATATACCATTAACAGATTTGACGGACAAGAACTAACTCAGGTTCTTGATGCAAG